GTTGACCTTTATTTCCTCCTCGGTGCCGGGGTCCGTGTATGTGTACTCCCCGCCGGTGTAGGTGCCGGCCAGTTTCCGGTCCCAGTTCCAGGACTGGATCATGTCCGGGGTGATGGTGGCCGCCGGCCCTTTGGCCTTGTATGCCTCCCGGTCAAAAACCACGATTTTTTTAGAATAGACTTTCATGGCCAGGCCGTAGGTGCTGCACAGTTCCATGTAAAAATCGCAGTCTGTCCGCTCGGATTGCTCTATGGTCTTGATCTGAATGGGGCCGCCCTCCACGTCATAGGACAGGGACACGCCCGCCCGGCCCGCGATCTCCTTTCCGATCTCCTCCACGGTGACATTTTCCCAGGTTTTGCTCCGCTCGGTTTCCCGGAAAGAACTGTCCGCTGGGACGGACACGCCGGAAATGGTGCCCGCTATGGGCCAGCCGGAAAAATTGAAGTTGTCCAGCACAAAGGACCCGCAGGGCAGGATCCGGGTGTCACCCGGTCCGGCCCAGTCCATGGCCTTGATGGTGGCCGCCAGGGTGTCCCCGGTTTCAGGAAACCACGGGCCGATCCACGTCCCGCCCCGGTCATGGATCGAAACGTCTATACTGTCCGCCTCTCCGCTGGCCGGGTCTGTATAGGTCACGTCTTTTTGGTAGCCGCTCATTTTACCGGCCACGGCTGCGCCGTTCCAGGTCAGATCCACATACGCCCGCCGTGTCCTCATGCCTCGGTCCTCCATATCGGCATATTATCCGCCAGACTGTCCGCCGGCGGGTCCGGTGTCTGGAGGACCACCCCGGCCTGAAACCGGAACGTGTCCAGGTTGGGGTGGTTGTTCTCCATCAGCCAGCCGGTATATTTCACGCTGCCATAAACCCGGTGGGCGATAGCGTCCCAGGCGTCCCCCTGCCGGGTGGTATATGTGCCTGCCATGGTCCGCTCCTCCTTTACCGTGTGGACGCGCTCAAATTCTTGCGGCGCTCCTCCGCTTTCAGTTGGTTATACAGGCGCTTGAACTCCGCAAAACTCACTTTCCCGGCCTCCACGGCCTCCTCTTTGGTAACTCCCCCGTAGAAGTTGAACACGGGGGCAAAGGTGATCGTGTCCACGCCGCCGCCCGGCGGGTTTTGTCCGCCTGCCGGGGGCGTGTTTTCGTTTGCTCCGGGGCGCTGCGGATCCGGTGGTTCCCATGCACCGCTGCCGCCCTGACCCGGCCCATGCGGGTCCGGTTTGTTGTTCCTGGTCCAGTCGTCCAGCATTTTGGCCAGCTGGGCCAGGGGCGCCTCCTCCGGTCCGTCCTCCCGGTTCCCCAGGTCCGGGATCTCCGGCGCATTGGCCACGCTCTGGAGCATGGCGGCCAGTTTGGACAGCGGCAGGATTGCCTCCGCCTCTCCGCCCTCGCCCGCCTCCAGGATGGTGGGGGCGGTCACAATGCCGCCGGTGGCCAGCTGCGGAATAGTCGGAATATTAAAGCCCAGGGTTGTCCCACCCACGCCCGGCACCCAGTCCGGGATCGTGACAGATATGCCGTTGATCTTCTCCAGCACAAAATTGATGGCAGAAATGACCCCGTTAATGGGGGCTTTTGCCAGATTGACGATCATGCCGAACAGGTTTCCGAAAATATCCACAATGTTCTGCCACGCGGCGGACCAGTTGCCGGAAAATACATTCTGGACAAAATCAATAATTCCGCTGAAAATTGCCTTTATGTTCTCAATGGCGGCGGAAATACTGGCGGCCCAGCCGGAAAAGAGGGCGCCCAGGAACGGGAATTTTTCAGACAGGAACGCGGCCACGGAATTGATGGCGGCCTGCACTCCGCTGGCCAGCATATTCATGGGCGCCAGCGCCTTGGCCACCACGGTGCTGAAAATTGCGCCGAAGATGTTGGCTACATTCTGCCAGGCGGCGGACCAGTTGCCGGAAAATACATTCTGAACAAACTGGATCGCGTTCTGGAGGATCACCTGGATATTGGACCACACTTTTTGAACGGTGGACCACAGGGACCCCAGGACCGCTCCCAGCACCGGGAAACGGTTGGAAATAGCGGCGATCCCTTTTGCCGCCAGACTATCCAGACGGCTCCAGATAGCAGATCCGATTTCCAAAACGCCGGACAAAATCGCCGGTACAATTTCGATTATGGCTTTCAGTCCTGCTGCCACCGTGTTTCCCAGTCCGGCGATCACATTCCAGACGATGGACTTTATGCCCTGCCACGCTTTATCCCAGTCACCAGAAAACACGCCGCCTATAAAATCTGTGATCCCGGTGAAAATCCCCATGATATTTTTTACCACAGGGGCCAGCAGTTCCACCGCCCGCTCCAAACCGCTTAAAAGCGCGGTGCCCAGTTTTTCCAGCAGCGGCCCCGCAAACGCCCACACGCTCCTGGCCAGTTCCGCTATTGATCCGCCCAGGGTTTGCAGCTGGCCCCACAGGACCATGACGGTTTCCCGGAATTTCTCGCTTTTGTTCCACAGCAGGACAAACCCCGCCGCCACCGCCGCGATCACCGCCGCGATCAGCGCCAGTTTGACGTTTCCCATACTCATGACTTTGTTTAACAGCCCACCGCCCTGCGCCGCCGCCTTAAAGATGGTGGACAGGTTTTTCACCGCACCCACAGCGGCAGACGCCACTTGCAGGCCCTTAAAAGCCCCCACAGCGGTCACAACCGCGCTGCCCAGGGCCAAAATAGTCCCCCGGTTTTCCCACAGTGCTTTTCCCGTGTCGATCACAATCGGTACAATTTCCTCCAGCTTGCTGGACACGACGGGCAGGACATTATTGGCCAGGTACTCCAGCCCCTCCTTGGCATATGGGGCCAGCTGTTTCCCAATACGCACCAGAACAGCCTCCGCCTGTCTCTTGACGCCCTCCATGGCGCTGCCCAGGTCATTGTATTTTATGGCGTTGATCTGTTCCAGCGCGTCCATGGTGTCATAGGCTCCGGCGGAGGCGTTGGCCATGGCCTCCATGGCCTCGGTGCCCAGATCCTCCCACATGGTTCCGAACAAGGAAACGCCCAGGGCGTCCCGCGCCACCTGGTCCTCCATATCCATCAGGGTGTTTAATACGTCGAAAAACGCCTGGTTGGCTCCGTCCCCGCCTGCGGCAAATGTGTCCATCATAGTGGCGGCGTTATACCCCAGGGCCTCAAAGGCGTCCACCGTGGTGTCGGACCCGTCAATGGCGCGGATGGAAAATTCCTTTACCGCGTCGCCCACTTTGTCCAGGTTCCACGCGGTGCTGTCTGCGCCGGATTGCAAAAGCTGAAACATTCCATCCGCCGAAAAGCCCAGCTTGGAGAATTGGCTGGAATATTCGTTGATGGTGTCGATTAGTTCCCCGGAATAGTCCAGGCCATTTTGTGCGCCCGCCGCAATCAGCCCGAACGCTTCTTCTGCGGACCCGCCGAAATTTTTTCGGATAGCGGCGGCGGCGCGGGTGCTTTCTTCCACGTCGTACTCGAACGCGTCCCGCAGGGCAATCGCCGCCTCGGTCGCGCCCTCAATTTCCTGATCTGACAGGTCCTTAATATTACGGCTGACCAGGGAAACGGCGTTGGCCGCGTCCTCGATACTCTCCCCGAAATTATTCTGGTACACGGTTTCCATGGCGCTTTGTAGGTTTTCCAGTTCTTTCCCCGTGGCTCCGGTGGCTGCCGCCAGACTGTTGGCCGCTTTTTCGTGTTCTGTATAGACGGAGGTAGCGGCAACGGCAATCCCCGCCGCCGCCGTTCCGATCCCGGCCAGGGCCGTGGCGGCCACCTTTCCGGCTGCTTTCGCTGCGTTCCCCAGGGTGTCCAGGTGTTCGCTTGCGGCTTCACACGCCTTTTTCAGTGAACTGCTGTCGCCGGAAATTTTCATCAACATTTGGTAGGTCTTACTTCTTGCCACGGCCCCGTTTCACCTCCTCCCATATGTCCTGTACGTCTTTGGCATACTTGTTCAGATCATCCACCTGCAAGGACAGGAAAAAGTCCTGGCTACTATGTAACTGCATGGATAGGGCCACACAGCCCTTGCGGATCGCCTCCGGTGTTAGTCCACCCCATCCGCGCCGAACAAAAAACCCACGACAATGCCTTTCAGTTCAATGGCGCTTTTCGAGGGCATACGCTCGAAAAACTCCAAGGGCAGTTTGGTGACTATGTGGGCCATGGTGATGGAATATTCCGTCGTCATTTCCAGGGTGGCCGTGTTCAGTCCCTTGTGTTTCCGGGTGGTGATTTTGGCGCACCGCGCCAGGTCCCCCGCCGTGGTGTCCTCCAGGCCGGACAGGTCCACCTCTGTGTATTCCTGGCCGCCGAATTTATAGGGCTTGCCAAACCGCAGCACCAGATCCTCCGGCTCAGCGGCCTCTCCGTCCTCGGCCTCGGCCCGCGCCTCCAGGGCCTCCATTTCCTCCCGCTCGGTGGCGGCAGTCTCCAGCTTGTTCTTTTCCATGTCGGTTTCTCCTTTTCGTTTTTATCCGCCGCCGGCGGGTCAGCACATTTCCTTGATCTTGGCCAGAACGTCCACGCCCCGGATCTTGAAAACCTCGTTGATCTTGTCCAGTTCCACCATGGGCTTGTCCTCCAGTTCGATCAGGATATAGAGGATCGTCAGCTTTACGCTGGTTTCCATTCCGTTGCCGGCCTTGACCTTGCCGGGATCAAACCCCACCATGCGGCCACGGACCACCACGCGCATGGGGCGGAACTCAATGTCCCCATTGGAATCCGTGGTCTGCTGGGCGCCCCGCAGCTCCAACTGGACCGCCTTGGTCTGGTCCAGCATATCCACGGCCTCCTCGTCCATTACCCGGAACGGGATCTCCTGCTCCATGTTGGAGAAATAGCCCACGGTGGGATCGTCGAACTCGCCCAGGACGCCCGCGCCGCTCACCGTTTCGCTGGACGCCTCGAAACTGGGAAGGGTGACTTCATCCCCCATGCCCAGCAGGCGGTTTCCGGCGTTGTAGACGTTGTATTTATTGATCTTGGTCGGAATAGTTTTCATGTGTACCTCCCATTTACGCGGTCAGGGCCGCCGTCAGGGCGTCCACGTCATACTCCCGGATATTCTCGATGTACTCCGCCGGGATATAGGGCGCCAGGAACGTGTGGACGGTCAGGTGGCCGTTCAGCAGATTTGTGGCCGGGTTCTCGCTCTCCAGGAACTCCAGCCGGTAGCCGGCGCAGTAGTCGCGTTTCACATAGCCGTTGCCCACAATGTTCTGGCTGTCCACGATGGACCGGATCAGCCGCTTGTTGCCCGGCTTGTCCACTTTCTGGAAATATGTGCGGATAAAATTGTTTCCGTCCCAGTCGAAGAAACGCCGCACAGCAAACCACATATCTTTGGGATCCGTGGTGGAGGGATAGGCCGCCGTCTTGTTCCCCCAGGACTTGAAACCGTTCATATTGATAGCGGTGGTGATCCCGTTGGCGTTCAGCATATCGTTGGCCTGCTGCTGATCCAGGACCACCTCGGTGCCGTCCGCCAGCACCGTTGCGGTGATCCGCAGGTCCTTATTGGACGGGCTTTCATAGGGCACGTCGGCATTGGTGGCGTCCGTGTAGGCGGTCAGGGCGCCGAACATGGCGGAATAGTGGTAAATCTTATCCCCCACCGCCACCATGGGCCACAGGGCCATGGCGTGGTTGGAACTGGCCCCCATTTTCTCCTTGGCCACCTTGGCGTCCGTGTAGATGGCGGCCCCGTTCTCCCCGTCCGTGGGAATATCCAGCAGGCAGTTGCAGACGAAAACGCCGTTGATAGCCTCGGTTTTCGCCTGGAGCGCCGCCGCCACCACCGCGTCCTCACTCCAGCCGGGGGCCAGCAGCAGGCCCGGCACCATGCCCAGTTTGGGGTAGATGTGGCGGATCAGCTCCATGCCCGTTTCCTGGCCCGTCAGGGCGTCCACGCCGCCCACCACGTCCGCACGGGTCACACCGGCGGGGTTCAGGCTCTTGGACGCCACGGACAGCGTGGCCGCCTCCTTTGCCGCCTGGGCCAGAATGGTGATCAACACGTTGCCGTCATTGTCGTGGGCGGCAATATAGTCACTTTCCGCCAGCAGGGCGGCGTCCCCGTTCTTGACCTCCAGGGTGTCCAGCAGGACATAGGGCTTTTTATAAACCACCTGGCCGTCCGCCACGGGGCAGTCCTCCGCCGCGTTCTCCTTGGTGTGGCTGGCCTTTTTCGGGTCCAGCACGTTCACCAGAATAATGGGCGCCACGTTGAACACGCGGAAACAGGCGTCAATGCTCTGGCACAGGGTAAAGTCCTTGAAATTGTCGGAATAGCCCACATTCTGCTGGCACTCCGCGAAAGAGTAGCACAGCATGGGCTTGTTTACCGCCGCCGCCGGATCCCTGGACAGGTGAATGGGGGCGGTGCCGAAAATCACCTGCAGGCCCGCGCTGCCCTGAATAGGGGCGGTCAGGCTTGTGTCGATCTCGCTGTTATATACGCCGTGAAAATACGCCATTTTGTTTTCCCTCCTTTAGCCTTTCCCCTGGGCCTTGCGGTACAGGGTATAGTAGCGCCCGGCCCCGGCGTGGAACTGGCGCCGGACCTCCGGCAGCTGCTCCAGGGGGACCACCAGGCCGCCCAGGACCGGGTTTTCCTTTGTGGCCTCCTCCAGCGCGGTGGGCACCCCGTTGGTGTAGGTCGTGAACTGTACGGCCACGCCGGGGATGGTGGGGCCGCAGTAGACCACCGGGCCAGCGGCCTGGGTGGTCTTTTTGGGGTCTTTGCTCATGTTTCTGGCACCTCCTTGAAGATGGCCGGCGCGGCCAGTTTCAGCGCCATGCCGGCAAAATAATAGGGGTGGGTGTCCTCCTCTTGTGTCACCCACTTTATGGGGTATTGCACCTCATACCGCCGGCCCACTATGCCGTTTTTGCCGTAGTGGGTCAGAATGGTGTTGACGATGTGGAGCGCGTCCCGGAAACCCTGGCGGCCCGGATCCGGGTCGCAGACGCACACCACCAGAATGATCTCCACCTGCTGGCGGGTGTCCTGGTCCGGCAGTTCCCCGCCCGGCACCCGGACGATCACATAAGGCTCCGGCACGTCCTCCGGCTCGGTTTCCGCCGTGGGCTGGTCCTCCAGCTGTTCCTCCTCCGGGTCCTCCTCCACGGGTTCCGGGTCCGGTTCAATGTCCGCCCCCGCTCGGATCGGCAGGTCCTGGGGGTATACCCGGATCCGCCGCTCCTCACCTGCGGAATTTTTCAGGGTTTCCCCCTGGAAAAGCTGTTCCAGGTCCGCCACCACAGCGTCCTGCAAAAATTCTTGTGTCACCTGGTCCCTCCTCCTTGACTTGTGACTTTTTGCCGCTTATAATAGCTTTGTAATGCTGAAATAATCAGCACAATTCGACAACATTCTACATAGGAGGGTAAAATGAAAATAGGCGGAATTATTCTTGTGATCCTGGGCCTGCTTTGTCTGCCGCATGGCTTGATCTTTATAATTCCTGGCGTGATCCTGTTTCTGCTTTCGCAAAAGAGGAATCAGGCGGCAAACTCCAGCGACGGCCCGGCCCCCAGTCGTTCCGGTAGCGGTGCCCAAAATCGCCCGCCCGTTCCTCCGGTCATGATCACGCCCGATCTGTCCGGCTCCGCTGGCGCGTCCTTTGGGTCCTGGGACGTTTCGATCCACGGGGCGGATGGCCAGGACGTGCGAATGGACCGGGCGCTGTTCCAGCATATCGTGATCCGGTCCTATGACCCCGCCACCGGCTCCGCCGAAATACAGGGCACCCAGGGGGACCTTTACCAGACAAGCCTTGACGGCTGCACCTGCGAAGATTTCCAGCGGCGCGGCCTGCCCTGCAAGCACATTTACAAGCTGGCCCTTTCCCGCGGCTACTCCGCAGACGCTTTTTTCTCCGCCCGCTCCGATGTGGTGTGGTATGCGGACGGGTGCCGGGTGTATCACGCAAGCCCGGATTGCCGGGGCCTACGGAACAGGTTTTCCCGGCGTTCCACCGTTTCCATGGCGGAATACAACGGCCTGCGGCCCTGTAAAACCTGCTGCGGCGATCAATAGCACCCATTCACGGCGGCCATGTGCCGCCGTTTCTTATGCCTTGCCCAAAACCTTGGCGATCCGTTTGTCGATCTCCGCCCGCAGGGTTTCATAGGCCAGCGCCTCCGCCTGTTCCCTCACTGTTTCGTTTCCCAGCATAAATGGCACGGCGGGGGACAGCAGTTTCTTGATCTTTGTCATATCGGCGTTGGCCCCATATCGCCCTGCGCGGGTGCCTCTCCCGCTCCCGTACTGTTTGGGCGGGTCCCTTTGTACTATTGCGGTATGGCCACTCGCAAAGGTGGTTACAAAGGCTTTCAGGCTGCCCTTTTCCAGCGGTTTCATACCGCCGGACGCCAGGACCTGCGCCGCCGCCGCTCCGGTTCCCTGGTTTGGCCGGGTCATAAATGCCATAATGTCCTGCATGGGTCCCCTGGACCGGATGGCGGCGGACATACTTGCCGCCGTGGCTGTCAGGACTTTGGGGGCGCCCTGGCTTTCATCTTTCAGGATCTGGGTGTCCTTGATGGCATATTGTCCCTTTGCGTCTTTTACAAACTGCTTTCTAACCTTGCGGGCGGTGGCGTTCAGGGCGTTTTTCAGGATATTGGGGGCTGCGATCTGGTCCGGCAGGCTGTTCAACTGTTGGATGATCTTCTGCAGTTCCCCCTCCACGTCAATGTGGATCATGGCCTCGGTTCCGCTCACGTCTTTGCCGCCTCCAGTTCAATGGCCAGAATCCCGGCCTCCGCTGTGCAATCCCGCACACGGTAGGCCACCCGGTCCAGGGTCAGCACGGACTTGATGGCCGGGCGCGGTCCAAAATCTGCCTGGGCCACATAGATCAGGCGGCGGGATTTATAAAGGCCGGTCTGCTGTACGCCCAATTTTCCCTTGTCCCGCTCCAGCAGTTCGTTTTCATCCACCAGCACCGCCATTTTTTTGCCGTTGACGGTGTGGGTGTCCGCAAACTCCAGGCGGTTCAGAAAGACGTTGGACACGTCCGCCGCGATACACTCCTTAAAGCTGGGGGCGCCCATTACAGGGCACCCCCGCCGTTTTCGGGGTCAGTGGCGGGGGCCTTGACCTCCCCCGCCGCGATCCGCTGCGCC